GAATTGTATAATTTGGACTGTTCAGATTCAGAATTTTCAGGTATTCCGTATCAAGACTGTAACGATTGACGAAGCCGTTACGCAGAGAGGATACAGCCCATTCTTTGGCGAGTTCCTCGCTTTCCGTGCAGTAGAAGCCCAGCCCGAAGTCATTGTTCTGCTTACCCAACCCAAAGGTTGGAGATTCGATGATCTGTTCGGAGCCATGATATAGGGTAATTTTCTGATTCATCTCCGCATCCTCCTAAGTATCACTGCAAAAATAGTATCACCAAAGTGATATAAAATCAAGCAATATTTGTAGAGAAAAAAGAGAGCATTTCTCGCTTGAAAAATGCAGGCTCTTCAGACGAATATTTCCAAGAGAAACATAAAGATAATCAGTTTACAGAATGATATTGAGCATCCATTTTGCCGGTGCTATAATTAAATGCAGCTAAATAGGATATTGCAGAACTGCTGGAAAAATACAAATACTCCGCAGCAAAGCGAAAGAGAAACACCGCACCAATATTTGAAAAATATTTAAGAGCTTCCGGGTGGTAGTGCGCCACTTGGAACTGACTTGATACTAACTTAAAACTAACTTGCGACCTAACACACAATTTGACGTTCAAATTGTTGGATGGATTATTGATATGGGAAGACTGATTTCCAAGAAGACTGTGGAGAGAAAAAATGAATTCGATGTTCTTGAACACAAGATACCCAAAATTCTGTCTTTATTTGAAAGTATCGTAGTATTTGTTGCGAAGCAGGAAGGAATAGGTGTTGAGACATTTTCTCTATCTCGTGTGCGGAGATACTACGAAACCGGTGTCAAAAGTCTGCTGGGAGAGGCTCTAATTGAATATGGATTTCCCACAGATGCGATTAGACGAATAGAGGAAAATCACAAAAAGATTAAGAGCATGACTGTTTCAGAAGCAAAAGAATATTGTAGACTCCATTTTCGTGAAGTTCAGTTGCTGCTTGACACATATGAGAGAGGACTTTTTATTAAAGCCATGAGGACATTCTAATTAGAGCAGAGAGGCAGTATCATTGAACGTAAGGAGAGTATCTGCGATAAGGATTTTCGGGGATTTCTTTCGCTTCAAGTATGTATTATTGATGATGCAGTGTACTTAGACAAGAAAATATAAAGAATAACCATCTAAAACCAAATTATCAAGCGGAAAGCATCCTGGCAAAAAGAGCTGGGATGCTTTTTTCAGCAGATACACCGCAATAGACAAAGAATTAGCCTGGATACATAATTGGGTTCGCACATGGTTTTGCATTGCTTCATAATTTAAAATCTTCAATCTAAAAATGATAATCCAAATCTGAAAACTGGATTTTCAATAGACAAATTGAAGCTGCTGTGTTAGAATTAACCTGTATTAGTGTATACTCTGACACGAGGTGTTGCGATGACGATTTGTTATAATAAGCTCTGGAAACTCCTGATTGATAAAAACATGAAAAAGAAGGATCTCCGCTTAGCCACTGGCATGTCCACCACCGCCCTTGCCAAGCTGGGCAAGAACCAGCATGTCAGCACAGAGATTCTGACGAAGATCTGCACTGTGCTGGATTGCGACTTCTGCGACATCATCGAATTGGTGAAGGAGGAGCAGCATGATTGACTTTTCCAAAATCGAGCAATATCGGGAGAACAACCGTATTGAGGCTAAGAAAGCCCTTGGCGGGCTACCCAGGAGCATTTGGGAAACCTATTCCGCCTTTGCCAATACCCACGGCGGTATTATCCTGCTGGGAGTGGAAGAATGGGCGGATAAATCCCTGCACACGGTAGATCTGCCCGACCCTGACAGACTCATTAAGGAGTTCTGGGATATCGTCAATAACCCCAATAAGACCAGCGTGAATGTGCTGTCCTCCAAGGACGTATTTGTCCAGGAGGTGGATGGCAACCACATTGTGGTCATTAATGTTCCCCGTGCAGAGCGCTCTTATAAGCCGGTTTATGTAGATGGTAACCCTCTCTGCACCTATCGCCGCAACGGAGAGGGTGACTACCGCTGCACCAAGGAAGAATATCAGGCCATGGTGCGGGATGCATCGGTAAAGACGCAGGATATGCTGGTTCTGAACGAGATGGACTTGACAGTGTTCAACAAGGAGAGCATCCGCAGCTATCGCCAGAGGATGCGCCTCTCCCGCCCCGGCCATGTGTGGGAAGCCTTGGAGGATGAAGATTTCCTCCTGAAGCTGGGCACCGTGGGCATCGGCTCTGATGGGAAGAAGCATCCCACTTCTGCCGGACTTCTCATGTTCGGCAACGAATACGATATTGTGCGGGAATTCAACGCTTACTTTCTGGACTATCAGGAACAGTATGACGCTGATACCCGCTGGACTGACCGCATCATCTCCTCCTCCGGAGACTGGAGCGGCAATGTGTACGACTTCTATTTCCGCGTCTATAACAAGCTGATTCAGGACATTAAGGTACCGTTTAAAATGGATGGCGGCACCAGAGTGGATGATACCCCTGTGCATCGGGCTCTGCGTGAAGCACTGGCCAACTGTCTGGTGAATGCCGATTATTACGGCAGACAGGGGCTGGTCATCGTCAAAAAGCGTAATAGCATTACGATGTCCAACCCAGGCAGCTTCCGCATCGAAATTGATGCCGCAAAGAGCGGCGGTGTTTCTGATCCGCGGAACGGAACGATGCTGAAAATGTTCAACCTGATCGATATCGGTGAGCGTGCTGGTAGCGGCATTCCGAATATCTTCCGCGTCTGGCGCGAGCAAAATTGGACAACTCCGGAGATTACAGAGCAACTCGAGCCGGAGCGGACAACATTAACGCTCTTATTCTCCAAGAGTGACGATAAAAAAGCGGCGATAAAAAGTGACGATAAAAAAACGACGATAAAAACAGCACGGCAAAAGAATGAAATTATTACTTACCTGACAGATCATATTTCGGCCAGAAGTGCTGATATTGCAGAACTGCTGGGTGTTAAGAGTACAAGAGCCAAACAGCTGTTGAAGGGATTGCTGGATGAAGGTGTTGTTATTGCAGAGGGCGGCAATAAGAACCGTGTATACAAATTGAAAAGATAACACAACGCAGTTTCCGTAAAGCCAATTTGCGGGAAAGCAGAAATACCAAATTAAGAGAAGCATGGTAAACGAACATGGCAATAAAGAAAAATGAGCTGTACAGTTCTCTTTGGGCGAGCTGTGATAAGCTGAGAGGCGGCATGGATGCCTCTCAGTATAAAGACTATATCCTGACCCTGCTGTTCGTGAAATATGTTACGGACAAGTTTCAGGGTGTAAAATATGCCGATATTACGGTTCCCGAAGGCGGCAGTTTCGACGATTTGGTTGCATTGAAGGGTAATAAAAATATCGGTGAAGAAATGGATAAGGTCATTGCCAAGCTGGCAGAAGCCGGGGAGAACAATCTCCGCGGCGTGATCGACAATGCCCATTTCAATGATGAAGCCAAGTTGGGCAGCGGCAAAGAAATGGTGGATAAGCTCACCGGCTTGATTGCCATTTTCCAGCGTGACGAATTCAATTTCAAAAAGAACAAAGCCAGCGGTGACGATATTCTTGGCGATGCCTATGAATATCTGATGCGGCATTTTGCCACGGAAAGCGGCAAGAGCAAGGGCCAGTTCTACACACCGGCCGAAGTTTCCCGTATTCTTGCCAAAGTGATTGGCATCGACAGCATCGAGGAGCGCGACGAGGGTTACTCCGTGTATGAAATTAAGACTCGTTATTTGATACAAAGAAATGCGGCATAGGCACAGGGGTGTCGGGGTGTCGTTTAGGGTGTCGGTTTTGCAGAAAACCGGCTGTTTTTATATTCAGGAGGATTTGCTATGCCCACAATAACGAAAAAGGAACTCGAAGAATATAGGCAAATGTGCTATGATAAAAACAACGGTAGAATATTAACACCAGATGGGCTGCGACTCATCTGCGATGCGTATAAAAATGACCCGGAAGCCATCGGGAAGCATATGCTGGAAACATTGGCCCGGATTCAAAACAAAGGAGGATGCTGATAATGGATGATAACCAATTAGGCAGAAATATTCAGCATTTACGAATAATCCATAACGAGACATTAGACGAGTTGGGCAGCATTATTCACTGTGCGAAGTCAACGGTTAAGGGATATGAAAACGGAAGTAGAAAACCAGATCTACAAACGCTTCAATTGTTGTCGGCACATTACAATAAGCCGGTAGATGAACTTCTTTATACTGATTTGACCGGATTGGAAAACATATCTATCGATTTAAATTCATCCGCCCATACAACAGAACTGCTAAGGGTGATTTTGCCTTTGTATCGCTCTGAAGAAGCCATGAAAAACCCGAACTTTAAAAATGGATATGACTTATCGCAAAGATTGTTAGAGGCCTTTTCCAATGCGGAAGTACTTTCAGGCAGTATGATTGTAAGGATATTTGAGGCATTTGTTAAGGCTACCGACGAATCAGACTCCCCAGAAGCTGTAGCAAACCTTGTTTGGAGTGTTTTTGTATGGTGGTCCCAGATAGCCGATACAAACAAACTTCTATCATTGCAAAACAAATTGCTCTCCAAAAAATTGAACATTAAAGACTATATGTCGCTCAAGGATACGGAAGACAGTTCTATTACAGAGAAAAAAGCTGGTTTTGTTTCGGATTTTGATGGTATTGTCACTGAAGCGCTGAAAGCCTTAAAGTCGGAACAGGAATGGTCCGATCTGGCCGATTATTATCTTGCTCTGCGTTATGTGGTAGGTATGGTTGATACTGATTTGTCGACAGAAATGAACTCTGCGGTTGGAATGCAGATGATGCTGTCGTTTATGACGCTGGGTAACAGTCACGCCTTTACCTTCTGCAAAGCCTGTCTCTCTGAAAAATGATAGTTCTCAAAATGCGAACTCCGGCTTCTGATATGTATGCTATACTGTGAGTACAAAAGGAACAGGAGGTACGCACCATGAGTGAAAATAATAAATTTATCAGCTGGGTGAAGGCCCACAAAACTGAGCTGATCATCGCAGGAGTCAGTGCCACAGCAATTATCGGGATCATTCTTGGCCTTAAGAACAAGGATGCCATTAAAGAACTGTGGGATGCTCTTGAAAACAGCTTAAGTAAAACACCAGATAAGATATCTGAGCCTGTCACCATAGTGCAAACAGCTCAACCGGTACTTGAGGAAGTTACGCCAGTTCGCCTGTATACTTCTCCACAGGGGCCGTTTGACGTTAGTCAACACATCAGAAATCTATCTGGTGGAAGACATCATTCAATCGAAAAAGCTGCGGAGGCTGCGGCCTTGGGCATAACGCTATTACCGAATCAAACACTTGTAGATACATATACGAAGTGCGCTGCGTAAAGTAAAAAACGCTTCACAGTGAAATCGAGGAGGTGAAAAGAATGCAGATGTGTCCAAATTGCGATCGTGTTTATGATGAGTCCGAATATTCTCGTTGCCCATATTGCCATCCTTACGATGAGGATGATGGCAGAGAAAGAACGGTAATCGTATACGATAGAGATGAAGGCTGTGCTAAATATGTGCCGGAATCTGAAGCAGAAAAGTACAATTACAAAGATTAACAGAAAAAAGCGCCTCGCCGCCGGAATCAAATCCAGTGGTGAGGCGTTTCTGCGTCTATGGGTTTATGCCTGTACTTCCTGTCCGTGCTTGAAGGTGAAGCGGATATCGTCGATGCTGTAGACGGTGGCATAATCCACCAGCGAGTGCCAGTTTTCCAGTTTGAACTCGGTGAGCGTTTCCGGCAGGGCCTCGAAGCTCTCAATGAAGGCTTCAATGTCGGCTCTCTGGGTCTGCATCCGATCCAGCTCGGCCATCACCGTCTCAAGGCGCTGTTTGGCAGTTTCAAAGCGCTGCGTCAGGCTGTCGTAGCGTTTCTGGTACTCGGTCTGGTCAAGGGCAACGTGGGCATTTTCGTAAATTGTCTGCTGTACCATGTCTGAAATGAGCTGTGTTTCTTCCAGCAGCGTAGCCTGTTCAGCTTCCAGCTCGGTGGTATCGAAAAGCAGATCCCGCATCTCACGGCAATTGGTGACAACTTCGTCTTTGTTCACCAGCAGCTTGTTTGCCGCCGATAGGAACAGGCGCTGAATGTCCTCGTCGCTAAGGTGCGGAGTGTCGCAGCGCTCATCGCCATCAAATTTGTGATTGCACTGCCAGATGGTTTTACGGTACTGGCTGTTGGAATGCCAGACCTTTGAGCCGTACCAGCTTCCACAGTGACCGCATTTGATTTTGGAGGAAAAGGCGTGGACGCTGCTGTGATAATTCTTGCCACGGCCACGCTTGGTCATCTCACGCTGGACCATTGCGAAAATCTCCGGTGAAATAATGGCTTCGTGGTTATCCTCGACATAGTACTGTGGGATTTCGCCCTCGTTGACTTTGGTTTTCTTAGTCAGGAAATCCACGGTGTAGGACTTCTGAAGGAGCGCATCGCCCTTGTACTTTTCGTTGCTGAGAATGCTGCGGACGGTGGAAATGCTCCATTTCTCCTTGCCACCGGGAGTCGGGATTCCGTCAGCGGTCAGTTTCTTGGCAATGCCGTGGTAGCTCATGCCCTGCAGGAACATGGCATAAATCTGCTGGACGATGACTGCCTGCTCAGGATTGACTACCAAGTTTCCGTCCGGGCCACGGTCGTAGCCGAGGAAGCGGTTAAACGGAACGGTGACCTTACCGTCTGCAAAGCGCTTTCTCTGGCCCCACGTGCAGTTCTCGGAAATGCTGCGGCTTTCTTCCTGCGCAAGGCTGGACATGATGGTCAGGAGCAGTTCGCCCTTGCCATCAAAGGTCCAGATGTTTTCTTTCTCGAAATACACCTCGATGCCTTTTTCTTTGAGCTGGCGAATGGTAGTCAGGCTATCGACCGTGTTACGGGCAAATCGGCTGACCGACTTGGTAACGATAAGGTCAATCTTTCCGGCCAGCGCATCAGCCACCATGCGTTTGAAGCCTTCACGGTGCTTTACGCTGGTGCCTGTTATACCCTCGTCGGTGTAGACCTCGACAAATTCCCAATCGTCTCGGCTCTTGATGTAGTTGGTGTAATAATCAATCTGCGCAGCGTAGCTGGTGAACTGGTCATCGTGGTCAGTGGAAACACGGGCGTATCCGGCCACACGGCGCTTCTTTAATTCTGTGATCGGCGTCGCCGTAAAGCGGGTCAGCGATGCCGGTATGGTGGTTACTTTCTTTTGGACGACCAATGTTTCTCACTCCTTATCTGTTTCATTCTCTGGCTCATGGCTTCTCGGCGTTCCTCAGTGTATTTGCCCTGCATGGACTCCGAGAATTTTTTGTGCCTTTCTTCCGTCCAAGGTGTGCCTTGGCGCTTGGTGTTGTACTGGACCACCGGCTCCCGCCCATCAAAGAAGTGGAAGGTCAGCTTCATATCGTCAGAAACAGAAATGTACTCAACCTGTTCTTTGAAGGCATCCGCATCGTGTTCCGTAAGGCCCATCACTGAAGCGGTGATATCCTTGAGTCTGTCTTCACGAATGCCGGTGGTAACGCAGTCGCCGGAAGTCGGGCAGCGCCAATAATGCATCTTGCCGCCATTCGCCGATTTGCTGGGTTGCGTATTTCTTCGGAATGTACTGCCGCAGTGTTCGCAGCGGATTCTGGTGGTAAACTCGCAGAAGCGACCGTCCGAGGCGTTGGCCATGTAGTTCTTCATCCACTCACGCTGGCGGTTTTTGTGTTCATCCGTCCAGCAGTCTTTCTTTGCTGTGGATACCCATTCCAGCAGGGCCGTGGTGCCATCATAAAAATGGAACTCCAAAATCTGGCCTTCCAGAACCTGAATGTGATCCACACGCTCAAGGAAAATGTCCTCATCAAATTCATCCAGCCCAAGCGCCGTAGCGCAGGCTTCACGGAGAACTCGCTCCGGGATATCCTTGTTGGAGCAGCGACCGCCTTTTTTCTTGGTGGTGCCGCAGCCCCAAGCGACAATCGTATCGTCGTAGGTGGAAGTGTGCTTGGTGCGGTTACTGCGCTGATTGCGTACATAGCTGCATCCGCAGCGACAGCACTTGAGCTTGCTGGTGAAGCAGGTAATGTTCAGCGACTTATTTGCAAAAGGTCCCAGCTCCTTGCGTCTGGCAATCTCGGCCTGCACATAATCGAATGTCTCTTTGTCGATGATGGCTTCGTGGGTATCTTCTACATAGAACTGCGGCAGCTCGCCACGATTCTTTTTGCGCTTCTTGGTAAGTGGGTCTTCGACGTATTCCTTCTGCAGCAGAAGATTGCCGGTGTAGGTTACATTCGTAAGGACCACTTTGATGTTGGAATCTACCCAGCGCTTTCCATCTCTGGTGGTGATGCCTTCTTCGGCAAATTCTCGCTCGGTCTCAAGGCGGGACTTCCCATCAAGGAAGTTCTGGAAGATGCGACGCACAATGGCGGCTTCTTTCGGTACGATAACCAGCTGGTCGTCTTCCCAGCGATAACCGAACACTCGGAAGTGACCGTTGGGGATGCCTTGCTCCATACGCTTTCTGTTTCCCCATTTTACATTGTTGCTGAGGCTGACGATTTCTTCCTGTGCAAAGGAGGCCAGAAGCGTCAACATGACCTCACCATCACCGGAAAGCGAATTGATGTGTTCTTTTTCAAAACGGACCTCAATACCCAGCTCCTTTAAGTGTCGGACGGTTTCCAAAAGGTCCACAGTGTTTCTTGCAAAGCGGGAGATGGATTTGGTGAGGATGATATCGATTTTGCCGTCCTCACAATCGGCAAGCAGTCTCTGAAATTCTGTTCGGTTTGATTTCGTGCCTGTTATGCCGTCATCAGCGTACACACCAGCGTATTCCCATTCGGGATTGCTCTGGATCAGTTCGCTGTAGTAGCTGACCTGAGCTGATAACGAGTGCTGGAGGCGCACGGTTTCAATTGAAACTCTGGCGTAGGCAGCGACCTTTTTGCGGGTCGGCAGCATCGGCATCAACGGCTCGATTTTGTTGATTTTTCGCATAAAATCAGCTCCTTTCCGCTACTATATATCACTCTAAAAACGATAATTATCAAGTCAATTCTGCGAATAATGTACCCAATAATGGCCTGTATTTTTCCAGCATCTTTGTATCAATTATGGCGTATTGCTCCTCGGTGATCAGGCCCTTTTTCAACATCCCTGCAAAGACATTCATGGTGGCCTGATAGAGCTTTTCTCGTTCAAATTGCTCCTCAGTCATGGCGATCACCTCCGAAGCGGTCAGCGATGTAGCATTCGTGAGAGCAATATTTTCTGTGGTCGTTTCCGTAGGCCGTGAAAGGCTTCCCGCAGCGAGCGCAGGTGAAGGTATAAAAGGCCTTGCGATTGACCTTGTCCAGATGGCCGTTCCACCATTTGGTGCGGCAGGCATCGGAGCAGAACTTCACAGGCTTTCGACCCGGAGTCTGGGTCAGTGGCTTTCCGCAGTTACGGCAGCAGTTCGGGTCAGGGCGGTCTTCTATATGCACAGCAGCCTTAGTGCCGGTGAGCTGGTTCCTGCGGCAGAAGGCAGATACTTGATTCTTTGTCAGACCGAGCGATGAAGCGATGGTGGCATATCCATAGCCCTGTTCACGCAGAGCAATAATCTGGCTTTTTTGTAAATCCGTCATAAGGTTTCCTCCAATCTGAGGAGGTGCCTCCTCACTCCCTTTTGGAGATGGGAGGGACGTTTTGACGAACTTGGACATAAAAAAAGTGGGCCTGCCGGAAATAATCCAACAGACCCACAGATGGTTATAACTTTGTAGCGTAGTCGAGAGAAATCCAGCCAGCGCCGCTTTTCAGCTTGCCCCATTTGGAAGCGCCGGTGCCTTCGGACTCTGCAATGATGGTGAACACGCCAGCGCCGGTAAACTGGCCGGTCTTGCCGTAGTTGGTACCGGGACCTTTGCGGATGTTCAGATTGGTGATGCGGATGCGCACACGGTAAGACTCAAATGCTGCTTCCGTCTTGGTTTCCGTTTCGTCCTTCGTCGCAGAAGGAGCGTAGGCCACATTACCGTCATTGTCGAAAACGGAGTAACCTTCGTTCTCATCGGCCTTGGCCTTTGCATTGGAAAGAATGCGGTAAGCACCCACCTGAGACTTGCTGTCGGCCCATGTCTTGCGGACACGGTAATAGCCGCTGGTCAGCTTCTCAGGATATTCCTTTGTGGCAGTATCGCCGGTGTCGGCAGAAGTGTCCTCGCCCATAGCGGCCTTGACTGCCTTTCGGAAACCGTCCATTGTGTAGCCAGTTTTCAGCTGATTCCAGAGATGTTCCGGGTCACCATGATTGCTGGCGATGCCACGCTTGTAGCCTTCCGCATGGCTGACGATAACGCCATCAGCAAGCGGATCGAGGTCATACTCGCTGCAGAGAAATGCAAACAGCTCCACAGCCGCCTCGTAGGTACGCTTGGCCACAGCCTTTGCGGTCGCCGTATCGGAGCAGGTAAAGGTAGCGCCGCCGGTGTATTTGATGCAGGCAGGCTCACACATCTCCACGCCAATATGCGTATTGTTGGAAGAGCCGCCACCGTGCCAGCCTCGATGATTCCAAGGCAAGGTCTGATAGATGGTACCGTCGTTTCCGTCGATAAAGCCGTGGACGCAGGCCCTGTCATAATCTTCGCTGTTCCAGTTCCTGATAAAGACTGCTGCACTCGGCTGCGGACAGCCTACGGAGTGAAGCATCAAGCCTTTGACGGTGATTTTCTTACCGGCCTTGTAGCACGGATTTTTCGTAAGAATTGATTCTACTAACTTCATTTTATTTGTCCTCACTTTCTGTGCTTTCAGCTCGGTCATGAAGCTGCTCCAAGATGTCCTTCAACTTTTCCGGGATAGGCAGGCCAAGGTGGGCCGAGTTCTCCAGAAGGGAGACACCTTCATTGGAAAGGTAAAAGAAGATGACTGCCGTTCTCAGTATGGAGCCGGTGCCAATCACCTGAACATCGAGAATATTTGCGATGCCCACAAGCGTGAAAATCAGCACTTTGCGGCAGATGCCTTTGAAGCCAACGGAGCTGGATAAGTTCTTGTCCACGATGGCACACATCACTCCAGTGATGTAATCCACCACCGTAAAGGCAAGCAGTGCGTAGAGCAAACCGTCACAGCCACCTAAGAAGTAGCCGAGCCATCCGCCGATGGCAGCAAAGACGAACTGAATGGTTGTCCAAAATTCCTTCATAGTGAAATCCTCCATTTCGTTTTTTGATATAGCAAAAGGCCGCTTACCGGTCAGGTAAACAGCCCTTCGTTCATAGGTTATATTTGTTTTGGCAGCGCTTCCCATAAGCGCATATCTTCTTGTCCGAGGGACCAGATGGCAATGCCTCGCAGCTTCCAGCGGTAGGCTGCTTCATTGGCCCAATAGACCAGTGAGTCTACATCCTGATAGTACAGAATGGAAAAGCCATCCGCATCACCGAGGAACAGCCTCGATACCCAGACATTGATGTCTTTCGGCGTAACTATCACCGTGTAGTCGTTGCCGCACTCCAGCGCCAATAGATCTGAATGGTAAAACTCGTAGTCGAGGGAGATATCCTCGCTTCGGGTAGAGCTTTCTTCCACATCGCTGGTCAGCGTGAATACCTGAAATTCCTCGTCCCACACAGCATTGCTGCGGTCAATTCGACCGTATTCGACAACGGAGCCATCCGGGAAGGTCACATCAAAGCGCTCGTAAGGCTCGTAGGTCCAAGCGTCGCCCAGACGGAGCAGTTCGCAAACCGCATGTCCGTCGGAACGAAAGCCTGCGTAACCGCCGCTAAAGCCGCTGACCGTGGCCGTAAAGCGCAAGGTATAAGAATTGCTGGAATAGACTCTGACTTTATTCCCACGGATGCGCATCTCAATGGTGTACATATTTGGATTGGTGCGCAGGTCTGCATCACTGGTCTTGGAGAAGCTGGTCGCATAGCTGCCAAGAAGTGTGGAGCCGTTGTAAAGCTCCACCTGCTGAGTATCGTAATTTAAGCAGCAGAACAGACTGCCGCAGAAGATACCGGCCCTGCCGCCACCGTCCGAAGGAAAAGCCAGCCTTGCACGAAGATGAATATCGTCAAAGCCGCTGTACAGCCATGCAAGCTGACCTTCGCCTTCCAGCTGAGAGTAGGGTCTGCTGGTGTCACCATATGGCAGCGACTCTTGCCATACATCCCATTCCCCGGACAGCGTGGTCCAGTAGCTTTCCGGCAGGATGGTATCGTCACGGAAATCCTCATACCAAATCAGTGCCGAGTCCGGTTTTCTGCGGAGCATTTCGCAGGTCAGCTTGAAGCCTTTATCCGGCTGGCAGGGATTGCCGTCCACATCAATAAACTTCCTTGGAGAGAGCATAAACTGCGCAACACCGGCAGTCGGCTCCTCTGAAAAAGCAGTACAGACACGGAAACCATAAAACTGCACACCGTTGACGCCAACATCGACGGTCAGCGTATGTGTTCCGGCAGAAAATCTGTGGCCGGTGACCAGAGGAAACCAGCAGGTCGTTCTCCAATAAGGCCACCAGAGGCGGTCTTCGGAAAAGGTCTGCGATACGCCATCTACGGATGCGGTGACGCTGTTCTTATCCCAGAATGGGAAACAAATACGCACGGCCACATCATAGGTACCAGCTTCCTCAATGGTAAAATCGTAGGAAGCAGAGCCTTCATCGCCCAGCGTAATCATATAATCCGACACGGAGACGATGCCGGAATAGCTGTCTACATCGCCACCGCCACGGTCAATGAGAATGTCACCAAACTCGGTATTTTGCTGCTTGGCATAGGCGGTCAGATAACGCCTGCGGTTATACACTTCGCCCATCAGCGGGTATTCCTTGTAAACAGCGTCCTGACCTTCCATGAAGTCATAGACCTGTGGCAGCGCCCACGGCACTTTGTCGTAGTCATCCCAATAGGCCAGAATCGGAATAAGAGGCTGCGGAGCCGTATCATCGGTGAAGTTATAGCCACCGGTCATCCACAGCTTTGCGGCATAGTAGGTGTTGGAGGTACCTCGATAGGTTTTACCGAGGTTTTCCGGTGTGTCGTAAATCTGCCAGTTCCAGCCGTAACCGGGAAGGCCGAGGAAGATCTTCTTCGGGTCCATGACAGAGGAAGCGTAATCGTAGATACCTTCCAGCCAGTCACGAGGCGACACCGGGCCGGGAGCGGAGCCAGCCCAAGCCATACCGTAGCTCATGATGGCGGCAGTATCGCAATAGGCATCAAGGTCAGCATAAACACACCAGTTCTCGCCACCAACAGAGCCATTGACGGAAGTCATAGCCGGCAGGCAGATGTTGACGAGCTTCGTGGAGTCGTAGGTCTTGACTGCATTGTAAATATCTCTAAACAGCGCATTTGCTGCATCACGGTTTTCAATTTCGCCACCACGCTCAAGGTCAATATCCACACCGGCGCACCACGGATATTTCTCCATGATACGAACAAGCTCCGTCAGGAACATATCCTTTGCACCGTCTGTGTTATTGCGAAGCGCAGTAAAAATGGATGCCGTGCCGTGATTCATAACGGTGAGCATCCACTTGATGTGCGGCCATTTATTGATGTAGGTCAGCATAGTAGAAATGCTGGTGCCGGTTTCAGAGATAGTGCCGGTAGCGTCCACCTCGAAGGTGAAGATGCCGACGGTATCCAGCCTGTCGCCATAATCACGCAGTGCCTGATACATTCTGGTGTTGCCCATGAAGGACCACACCATACAGCGTTTGCCTTCCAGATAATCTCTCACAGCACATCACCTCCGTCCTGCATTTCCTGAAAGCGAACATATAACTTGGCAGACTTGCCTTTTTCTAAAGTAATCGGATGTTTGCTGTCCCCAGCGGCAGAATACTGGTAAAAGCCATCCTTGCCTGTGGCGACACCGTTCTTCAGGCATTCCCTTGTAGAAGCAAGGAGCGAGAAGGTGTCTCCGGCACTGGCAGCATCAAGGAAGGTGGCCTTGTGGGAGCCAGCGCCCTGCGAAATCACAATAGCGCCTGCCGCCATATCCTGAATTGGCTCCACTTCAATATCGAGGCCAGCAGTCGTGCTGCCCAGATTGAAGATGACTACCGTGCCGCTGGAACGGACGATGCCGTTATAAAATCTCGGCGGGACAATAGCGTCATCCTCACGGTATTTTTGTAACAGGGTTTCAGTGTTGATGACGAAGCCGGTCAGTCGGTCGCCTTCCTGCACCATAAGGTCTGTAAACCAGATGTGGCCTGTGCAATCGCTGACCATCGGTTGCACCGTAATGCTGACCACTCGCATATCTTCTTTGACGGTGATTGTCTCTGCAAATCTTGTAAATTCAGCCATCACAACACCTACCCATCCAGCGTCCAGAGGATTTCGCTGACATGGCCGACCCAGCCGGTAGCAATGGAGCCACCTTGGAGCAGCATATCTGTGATATACACTGCTCCGGTGCAATCGGTCACGCAGACTCTTACCGTTATGGACTTAATTCTGCCGTAGCCTTTTGGGGAGAGGTCATGGGCCGTCTGTGAAAAATAAGCCATAGCGCCTCCTTAAAACAAATCAATAAACCTCGTTTCTGTACTTCCGTCCTCATACTCAAAAACCACCTCAATACCGACCTGACCTGCAGGACCTTTCTTCAGGTTTTCAGATGCAATCTGCGCTGAGAAGGTATAGCTGCTGCGGTTGGCAGGATAGATGATCTGCATCATGCTTTTGGTCATGCCGAATTCGCCCTCGGCCTTAAAAGAAGCCGTACCAGAGACACCATTCGTGGCATCCACTTCAAAGCCGGAGTTGACCCAATAGGACAGGCCGCTATCGCCTCTGGAATTACGCAGGTGATTGAATGGAACGAGGTCTTTTACTTCCTGTCTGTCGATAACGTCCGTGGATGCCAGAACATCCGCCGCTTTATCCCATTGCGCTGAGGAATCACCAAGTTCACGAAGCGTAGTGGAAAGTTCCAGCACCGTGTTCCAAGGCTCCTGCAGGTTATACTGTCTGCGCACAACACGAGTTTTGACAGACAGTTTCAGGTCTTTATCATCAACGGTTACAATATCGCCCAGCGCCCACGCTTCATGTTCATATCCGGTGAGGACGGAAAGGTCCATTGCAGACAAAACATACGAGATACGAGGATGAGCGTATTCCTCCAGCTTGTTCTGTGTATACTCCAGCATCTGATACGGATTGGTGAAGTTGGAGCAGTCCAGCGTGGAGATGCGGATTTCGTCGGTGTAGGAGGTGTCCTGCACATAATCCTTGCCGCCGTTGATGGAAGCGAAGGTCATGCCATCCTTGCCGTAAGCATACAGCCTCGTTACAAGGCTTCTGGTATCCACCACTCGCTGGATGGATTTCATGTTCTTGCGATAGCAGAACAGCACACCATTGTCGTTGCCGCTGAAAGTAAGCAGATGGACCAGTCGGTTGGCGCAGTCAAATATCAGGTCGCCGCCGTGGATCACCTGCGTCTGACGAAGAACAGCCAGTGCGTTTTTCTCGTTACATTCCCATGTACGCTTGCTGGTTACATTGACTGTACCAACGGCCCAATCGGTACCGGCTAAGGCGTGAGCCATCGGAACATCTGCAGTATCGGCATTGAAGCTGATGGTTTCCTTGACCTCGGAAAAGGCCAAATCATAAAAAGCCGCCTCTGCATAAACGGTGGTAACCACACGCCCGTCAGAGGTCTTATCATCGGTCACAGTGCGGATACGATAAACATCATTTACAATCTGCACCTGCTTTTCGTTATCAAGGGAGAGCCTTTTTGCGTCCTGAAACGGGAGCTTGAACTCCAAGGTATCAGCGCCGTTAACCTCACTGGTAACGATGATATCAAAGGCGTTTTCCAATACAGCCTCCCACGCATTGTCCTTGTTCAGGATAACCGGCCTTGCAAAGCCAAGACGCTCATAGGGAGCCTTCGGAATATCATGGAGCTGAATGTCCGTGACCTTCGGCGTTTTGCTGGTATCGGTTGTAGTCAGTGTAATGCGGAAGCGGATATATTTCTGATTCGGCGATTGCAGCTCGCCGCTGGTGCCGATGGATTGCCAAGCGGACCAGTCCACTAAATCCTGCGACGTGGAGGTTTCCACCAGAGAGATTGCGTTAACACCGGCAGTGTATTCGCTGGTAACGGAAACTCTGCCGCTGCCAGAAAGAGCGCAGGGGGCAGGAATCGTTGTCAGCTGGCCGCTTTCTGGGTAGACACCATCTGTTGCACGAAGGGTTACAGCACCCGGCTCGGTAAGGCCATCGACATTTCCCGACAAATCTCCTGCATTGGCGCAGAGCGAAGATAAGAAGTAATTCTTCAAATCCTCGGATGTCATATCCGAATCGCAATCCAAAAACCAGTCATCAAAGCCGCCAGCGTAGTAGTAGGTATCCGCATGCATACCCATAATAAGGTCAGCCGTGCAGGAAGTGTTCAAATCGCCGGTAAAGGTCAGTACATCGGAGATGAAGACCTCGCCGCTGTCACGGTCGCCCAGCACGTAGGTGAACTTCTTATTGTTCGGCTCAATGACACCGGCGATAAAATACCAGCCGCCATTGACCAGTGAAAAGCTCGGTGTCACCGTCTTATCTAAAATCAGGGAGCCGGAAGAGTTATACAGCATAATTCTTGGCTTACCGGAATATAGGGACAAGTAAAGAATAGGCTGGCCGGGACCGTATCGGGTATTGAAGATGGGACAGAAGGTGTTACCGACAGAATAGGTCGTCGGATTCATCCAGCCGCCCACCACAATGCGCTCACCGATATTGGCAAAGATGCTGCCATCATTGGTCACCTGCAGGTGGGTCTTTTCCGTAGTCGGATTGTTGATGTTCATACGGAACTGGCGACCTTTCTGGCTGCTCTTTAAGCTGGCTGTGGTACCACTCCAATTGATGATGGTCATCTTTCGGTCATTGCCGGAGGAGTCGATGAGCTTGTCGTCGGCATCCGGCTCCGATTCATTGAAGCGCCACAGGCCACTCATTCCCTCGATATATGGGAACTCACCAGTAAAATCCGTCTGGCTTGTCAGGATACTTTTTACAGCCACATCATCACCTCCATCTGCTGTTTGCCTGAATATTTAATTCCGTGAAGGTCGCATTGGAAGTAGCAACGACCACGGTGTTGGAGCCAGTTTCCAGCATCGGAAAATTCAGCTCATACAAAAGCGGCAGACCGTTTCGGAGCGTATTGCCCATGGAGTCCACCACCTTTGCGGTTACAAGGGACGAGTCTACAATCAGGGTTTCGCCTTCGGAGAGAGCGCCGCTGACACGAAGCTCCTCGCCGCCGGTGATAATGGAAATGTAGCTATCCGTTTCCGAAGTGACCACGCCCTGAATTGAATACACCGGCTCAGATACCGTTGTTCCAATGGTGCGCAGCACTTCATGTTCGCCTTCAGCGGAAATAACAAAAGTCTCGTCCTCCAGTGCATAAGCGTGAGGATCGGGACAGATAAATTTGAGTGTGAAAGTACCAGCAGAGCGCAGCAGCCTTTCACAATCTACAGCCTCCGACAGACGGGCCAGAAAATAGCGGTCAGGCACTTCATCCAACACCAGCTGCTTTAAGCCTGCGGTTGGATCAAGCCACTGCGACATGCTGTCCAGTACAGAAACCAGACCGGCAAAGTCCTTCTGGGGATAGATGTAGCAGGTCAGCGTGATTATGCGTTCGCCGCTATCACAGCCAAAGTCTGCTACACCAGCTTTGCCCGGTACGGTTTCATAGAAATTACGCAAGGCCGGAGAAGCCTGCCAAGAGGTCAGCCTTGCTTTGATTTTCATATTCTTCGATGTGATTCCGTTAAACTGAAATCCCAAAACGGCCACCCCCTTAAGCAGTCAATACACGGCCCTGCGCACGAGAGCCAGTTTGCATCAAGTTATAAAGTTCCTGCGATACCTTGCGGATATCGTCTTCGCTGCGGACCACCATCTGCTGCACGGTAACAAGGGAACCGTACATGCCGTCCATAACGGTGGAGCGACTGTCGGCGCTGCTTTCCGTCAGTGCATTGGCGGCACCGGCATCAAGGGAGAAGTCGGTAGGAATGGAGGTTTCCATATCCTTGGCCAGATCATTCATGACAGAGTTGATATCGTCTGCCATGCCCTCGGCAGCTTCAACAGCGTCCTTGCCGTTTGCGTTGATGGCTCTGGCGAGACCTTCTACCAGCATTTCACCGACCCAGCCCATTTCCTTGGACGGAGAGGCAATACCGAAGAAGTCGCAGATGCCATCCCAGATGGAAGAAATCCAGCCGGATACCTTGTTCCAAAGCCAAGAAGCAAGAGACTGGATACCTTGCCACAGGCCACGCACAAGGTTAGCGCCCACATCTGCAAGCTGAGATACGCCTTTTCCAAAAGCGGAAACCAGACCGGAGATGATCTGCGGTACGGCCTTTACAATTTCCACGATGATGGTCGGCAGGTTCTTAATCAGGGAAATCAGCAGCTGCACACCGGCCTGCACGATCTGCGGGATACTGTTGATCAACGCATTTACGATGGAGCCGATGATTTCCGGGATAGCCGCCACAATCGTGGTGATGATCTCCGGTAGCGCTTGAATGAGCGCCACCAGTAAATCGATACCAGCCTGAACAAGCTGTGGAATGCTATCCAGCACTGCTGTGATAATGCCTTCGATGATTTGCGGAATTGCCGCTACGATTGCCGTTATAATTTCCGGCAGCGCAGATACCAACGAGGTCAGAAGCTGAATGCCTGCGTCGATAATCTGCGGAATGGCCCCAATCACAAAATCTACAATAGCCAGAATGATGGCTGGGAGTGCTTCAATCAACACAGGAATGGCATTCAGTAAGCCTTGGGCCAGTCCCATGATAAGCTGCAGCGCCGCTTCCAACACCAGCGGCAGATTTTCAATCAGGGTTTGTACGACCGTAGTCAGAATCTGCACGATGGTAGGAATCAGCTGAGGCAATGCCGTAGCAATGCCGGAGGCCAAAGTAGCGATGACCTGCATTGCCGTTTCAGCCAGCTGTGGGAGCAAGCTGAGTAGGCCGTTGACCAGTTCCAGCACAATCATAACTGCTGCTTCTGCCAAAGTAGGAAGGGCCGATACGATACCGTCCAGCAGCGTTACGATAATGTCCACACCAGCTTCCAAGAGTGTAGGCAGGCTTGCCAAAATTGCCTGACCAATCATAGGAACGATGGTAGAGAGCTGGTTAAGCAGAACATCGACAATGCCTTTCATGCCTTCTGCGAATTTCTCCGCAGAGCCAGCGGTCCCTTCCAGAACACCTTGCAGACCTTCTCCCATCATAGAGACAAAGGGTATCATTTCCTTTAGGACATCTGCCGCCATGAATTTCAGCGTGGTCATGATAGGCTCGGCGATGGCACCAAGCTGGGCATAGGCATCAGTAAGCTCCGCCTGCGCTCGTCTTGCGTCCATAACATCGCCGTTGAGTTCTTTATAGTTTTCAGCGGCCTCTTCATACAGGCCGTTCAGCGTTTCAGTGATAAGAGCCGCACGTTCCTGTTCGGAAGTACATGCGTCCAAGGAAGCCTGAAACTCATCCTCGGATAGACCGGCCCAATTGAGTGCATCGGCAAGTACGCCGGTGAGCTGGCCGGTTTTCGCTGTTTCGTTTGCTGCCTCGGTCAAACCTTCGATAGGAAGGCTGTCACCAAAGGTAGCCCATACACCGGCGGCAATGTCCGTCCATTGCGCCAGTTCTTCCTCGGTTTCACACAGCTTTGCCAGATGGTTTACTGCCTCGACGCTTCGGTCTTCCTCGCCAAGAATGGAGTAGAAGTCGGTATAAGCGGCACCGGCCTGCTCTGCAGTAAAACCAGCGGTCGTAAAAGCGGCATCCAGCTTGGCCTGATCTTCACGATATTCTCGTGTGGATTCAGCCAAATCAAGGAAGCTCTTTGTAAGACCGGCAAGGGCAGCACCGGCAGCAGCAACAGAAGCGCCGATGGCAACACCTAAACCTTTGACTAAAGAGCCGACCTTTTCCAGTTTGGAAGAAGCACCGTCGGCATCCTTGGCAGCGCCTTCGATTTCATCACCCAAGTTGTCGGCCTGTTTTCCGGCCTGCTGCATTTCATCGCCGAGTTCATCAATGGCGCTTTCGTTCTGTTCCAGCTCACGCTCCATATCGTTTAATGCGGCAGTGGCATTATTGAGCTGGATTTGCCAGTTCTGCGTTCTGCGGTCATTTTCACCGAAGGACTCAGCGGCATTGGAAAGCGCTGCACGGAGCGTTTCAATTTTCTTTTTCTGTGCCTCGATTTCCTTGTTCAGCACTTGGTTTCTGGCCGTAAGCGCTTCTACGGATTTATCGTTTTTATCAAACTGCGAGGTCACGACCTTCATTTCCGAGCCGAGGACCTTAAAGGACTGGTTGATTTCGGACAGTGCCTTCTTAAATTCCTTCTCGCCCTCAAGACCAATCTTCAGACCGAAATCATCCGCCATCAAACCACCTCCTTAGATTCCGTCGGGGATAATGTCATCGATATACATTTCACGCTTCGGTTTCGCCATACCGTGATACTGCTTATGGCATTCCCAAAGGTCCAGTAATAAGCCAAACGGCATCAGCCACACCTCATCCTGTGACAGATGAAGATGGGCGATGCCGTAATAGAAAAGTCGAGTAAATAACTCCTCGTCACTTACTCGACCACTGCGTTTTTTGAATCGACCTCACTGACCACATTGCGCTTGGTGCCTTTATACAAGGCCTCAGTGATTGCTGCCTTATAACCGGCAAGGTCCAAGGGCGTAGTCAGAAGCTCCAGCACATCTTCGGTGAGCAGGTCACGCTGATTGTCCTTGTTTTTCAGGTTGTGAATGAGAATGGACTGGTTTGCCAGAAGCGTGATGAGCCATACGATCTCGCCGATGGCCATCTCAAAATTCTCACTCTTCATGAGCTTTTCGCCCAAGTTCTCAAGGCCACCGTAGCGGCCAGCGATTTCCTTGGTGGCTTTTGTGGTAAGGATAAGCTCGTAATCCTCACCGCCGACAGTAATATTAGCGCTGCGTTCCGTAATCATTTATTAGCCCTCCTCAGTAGTTGTGATGACAGGCTCATAAACCTGCTTGTACCAGTTGGTAATGGTTTCGTTTGCCACACCGGTATCGCCTTCAGTAACTTCGGCCTTCCAAGGATGCTTTCCACTGGCGTCTGCCTTATTGCGGGTAAGCACGGTGCCTTCGATGGTAGGAGTGGAGAAGGTGATGCTGTCGCCCTTGGTAGCAAGGTTAGTAGCAGGGATACCGAATTTTACACGGTACAGCCAGTAATACTTGTACTTGCCGTTGGACTTCTTCGCACGGAAGCCGATGGCAACAGGAGCGCCGCCATCCTCACCGCCGGAAATCAGCACATGGTTATCGTCGATGGTAGCGCCGGTCAGCACAGATGCAACAGTGGCACCGATATCATCAATGCCCAAAGACAGAGTGCCGGACTTAAACTCCTTCACGATTTCCGCAGCGCCATCGTCCGCATAGAGCGTAGCCTCGGCCAGCTCCACGGAAAGTTCTGCAGAGATTGCCTTTGCCAGCTGGACCGGAGTCTCGTAGGTTTCCTCGCCAGCTTCGTCTTCGGCAATGGCTGCATAATACAATTTATCAAGACCAATCGTAGCCATAATCAATCCTCCAATTCATAGATTTTCGCCACATCAATGGCGTAGTGGTGGTACCCGGTGTCGTTTTCACGCTCGATGTACCGTCTGTCAGTTATCGTAAAATCCGAGGCCAGAAGGCTTCGGACCATACTGTTTTTGGTTTTCATATAGTTGCCCTTAGAAAAGAGAGAGAGCCTCGCTTCCTGCACCTCGAAGCCGGGAGTGTTGTCGGCATGCAGTTCGAAGGTGTCCGTCAGTGGTACGATGACCACATAGGTTTCCGGCGCTGTGCCCTCAAATACGCCCGTTTCCACAGGAATGGAGAGGCCCTCAATCAATGCTTTGCAATCTGCTAACACGCTCAAAGTTTCTCCACCTCCGTTTCAAAGGCCTGTTTCATGGCCTCGATGCATTGCTTCTTGGATGCAGATTTTGCTGGCTTCAAAAACGGTTTTGCAGGCTGACCGCTTTTGCCGTATTCGATGATATTGGCAAGCTGGGCGTTGCTGCCACCGTCGCTTCTCGGCTCGGAAAAGCCGACCTTGATGTTGAAGTTTCCGTTGCGGTCCATTTTTACTCCGGTCAGGCCAAGAGAGGAGTCCAGCTCACCGGTGGATCTGGAATCATACTTGGTGCCGCTTCCGATGACTGAGGAGAGATTGCTCTTGGTTTTCTCCAGTACCACCTCGCCACCGGCTTCCAGCACCGTTTCGGCAATGGCATCAAAGTTGCTTCCGAGGCGAGACATGCGCTCCAGAAATTCATCCGGCATTTTCACATCAACTCGTGCCACTGGAAACGACCTCCTTTGCCAAAACCTCAATGTACATCCCACGGCCTTTGATATCCTCCACGGAGGTGATTTCAAATCTGCCACCTTCGCAGACGATAACCATCGCCGCAGTAACGGTAACGCCCGGAATGACACGGAAACGGAAAAGGTCGGTGGCGTCGGAAAAGATGCTGCGATTAGCCCATTTCTCATTGCCGTGCCGACCTTCCCTGTAGGCCCTGACGGAAGCGATAACCACATCCGTAATGGTGGAGAAGCCTTCCGCATCAAGGACTTTTTGCTTTTCCACGATATCAATAAAGGTGTTCATTTTGCCAAAGCTCATATCACACCTTCCAATCTCGGTCGAGGCGCAGGAGCAGGTTTACAGTATTCCAGACCTGCTGACCGGCCTGCACGTTATCTGCAAAGAAGCCGCCTGTGGAGCCGTCTCTGGATTCATAAAAATGCGATGCCAGCATGATCACCGCTTGTTCCGTGGTGGCTGGCATCGTATTTTCCATGTAGTGGCCCTCTGGGATGTGCTGGTAGCTTTCCGCATAGGAAACGGCGGCAGTGATGAAACGCTCAATCAGCGCATCGTCCGCCGTATGCTCCAGAATCAGATTTGCCTTGACCTTAGTCAAAAGTTCGCTCATCACTGCCACCTCCTAACTTAGGCAGTAGCCATCTTGAGTACCTGAACGGCTTCAGGGAGTACCAGCTTACCATCCACACGCTCCTTGGCCACGAAACCGACCATACCGTTACCGGCATAGAGTTCACGAAGCTCTGCAAAGGAACGAGTACCACGGTCGCCGATGTTGTAGTAGCTGAAATCACCGAAGGCGATGACAGGCTTACCGGCAGCGATGGTAGGAACGAAAGGAGAGGTCAACACATCGTAACCGAACAGCTTACCCGGCTCACCGGCCTGATTGGAAGGCTGCCAGAGATACTGACCGTTTTCATCCTTGAGCTTACGGATAGCAGCGATGGTCTGGTCGTTCATAATGAACTTAGCGCTCTTACGGTAAGGACGCTTGAGTGCGTAAACCAGATTGATGATTTCGTCGGCAGTGATTTCGGTAGCGCTTGCTGCGGTTACACCGATTTCAGCGCCGCCGGTCTCAGCAAAGAGGCCCAGAGGCTTGCCATTGCCGTCACCGTTGAGGAAGGCATCCTCTTCGGCATTGGCCAGAGCCTTACCGAACTGCTTGATGATGTAATTCTCAAGCTGGAAGGCATTGTCGTACAGAAGCTCCTCAGTGACCTTCACTGCAACATGCAGTTTGTGGGCATCAAGGTTAATCTGGCTGAAAGTAGCGTCACCGAAGGTAAGCTCGCCGCCTTCCTCGATCCACGCTGCTGCAGGCTTGGCACCGGCGATGTTAATCTTGTGCTGGCCGCTGGTAGTGATAACGTTGGCAAGACCACGGAAGATGTTCTCCTCAGTCAACACATCGATAAGGCGGGAATCGTACTCTTCAGGCACAAGGTAGCCGCCGTTTTCATCGATACCTTCGGAAAGGACATCGGAGATAGTGCGGAAGTTGGTACGGAGTGCTTTGAGCATACCGGCCTTATACGCATCGGATGCACGGCCAGTCTTGGACTTACCGTCGCCGGTATCCTTGCCGCCGTTCATAGGCTTGTGAGTGATAGGAGTGTTCACAGGCTTGCTGAGTTCGGCTTCCATAGCCTCCATAGCCTGCATACGCTCGATTTCAGAGGTGTAGTTCTGCACCTTCTGTTCCATTTCGGCATAGGTCTTGGCGTCCTCGTCGGAGAGCAGACCGTCCTTGTCACGCTTGGTCTCCACAAAGGCCTTTGCAGCCTCCCATGCCTTGTTACGCTTTTCTCTGAGTTCCAAAATAGTCATAATAAATTACCTCCAATTTTTGATAAGATTGAGCCTATCCATCAGGAAATCGGCTTTGACTTTGGTTTCTGTCTGTGTGGGTTTGGCTCCGATTTTGCAATTGGCAGCGATTTTATCCATGAGGGAATTAAGCACTGCCGTGCGGGAGAACATCATGCTGACCTGCGGCACCGGCACTTCGTCGGTAGCGCCAGAGCGCTGCATCAGCTCATCGGCGAATCCAAGCTCGATGGCTTTGTTGGCATCCATCCAAGTTTCCGCATCCATGAGATGGGAGAGCTTGTCACGGGAGAGGCCGGTTTTGATTTCGTAGGCATTCAGAATCGAATTCTTCACGCTGTCCAGCATGTCGATAGCTTTCTGCATTTCCGCAGAGTTACCGAAGGCAACGGTCATGGGATTATGAATCATCAGCATAGAAACCGGAGATACCAGCACCTTGGTACCGGCCATAGCGATAACGGATGCCGCAGACGCTGCAATACCGTCTACCTTGACGGTCACATTGCCTTTGTAATCCATCAGCATGTTGTAAATCTGCGCTGCTGCAATGCAGTCGCCGCCGGGAGAGTTAATCCAAACGGTAATGTCGCCGGAGCCGGAGTTCAGTTCGTCCTTAAAAATCTGTGGAGTGACATCATCGTCAAACCAGCTTTCCTCGGCGATTGTTCCATTGAGGAACAGCGTTCTCTCCGTCACCGTCTCCTGAGTCTCCTGATTGGTCACCGTCTGGGTTTTCCAGTTCCAGAACTTCTTCATTCTGTGTTTCCTCCTTTCCTGCGAAAATGCCCGCATCCTTGAGCTTGGTCATGTTGCCGTTGATGAGGTATAAATCACCGCCTTCTTCGGCAGGGATACGGTCTAAGTTCTCAAGTTCACGGATGTCGTTTGCGCTCATCCAGCCGTTCTGTCTGCCGATGGCGTAACCGTTCATACGGCTCTGATAATCGCCACGGAGCAGTCCGTCTACATTGAACTTGATAAAATAAGCAGCTTTCTCGGAATTGGAAACCAGCGCTCGAATCATCGATTGCTCCCACCTAACGAGCCAAGGCTCCAAGGTGTATTTCACAAATTCCAAAGACTGCTGCTCAATATTAGAAAAGCTCGACTTCTCCAGATCACCGACCATGTGAGGCGGGATACGGAAAATTCGAGCAATTTCATTGATTTGGAATTTCCTCGTTTCGAGGAATTGGGCCTGTTCCGGTGAAATGGAAATAGGTGTATATTTCATGCCTTCTTCCAGAACAGCCACTTTATTTGCGTTGCCGCTGCCGCCAAAGGTGGACTGCCAGCTTTCACGCACACGCTGTGGGTCTTTGATGGTGCCGGGATGCTCTAAGATGCCGCCCGGTGTAGCACCGTTGGCGAAGAACTTCGCACCGTATTCCTCACAGGCGATTGCCATGCCGATAGCGTTTTTTGCCATCGCAATAGGACTGTAGCCGACGAGACCGTCAAAGCCGAGGCCCGGAATATGCAGCACATCGGAAGGCTGCAGGATAACGGCAGTATCCTTATTTCGGATTGCTTCGTCCTGACCACGGTAGTAGGTGTAGTAAAGATGGCCGTGTTCGTCACGGTCAACCACCATACGGTTTGGCATCAGCGGATACAGGGCTACGACTTCACCTTTACCGTTGCGGATGATTTGCGCATAGGCGTTACCCCACAAAAGCAGGTGCGTCATGAGTGTTTCCCTGAATACGAAAGAGGTCATTTCAGGATTTGGCTCATCGTGAAGCAGCGCATACAGTGGATGGTCGATAGCTTTTTCTTTGCCGCCGGTATCGGTGTAGCGATACAGATGCAGCGGAAGACCAGCCACAGCTTCTGCCAAGATACGCACACAGGAATACACTGCGGTCATCTGCATGGAAGAGCGCTCGGTCACCGCTTTGCCGGAGGTGGAATTGCCAAACAGAAAACGGTAGGCGCTTCCAGCAGTCACATTGGTAGGCTTGTCTCTGGCCTTGAATATTCCAGATAAAATTCCCATAGGAAATCACGCTCCCTTCTTAAATGAAAAGTATGCCACGCTCGTCATAGACGCTGGCAGAGTTACTGTTGCCACAGCGGATCGCACGGTCAAGGCCCATGATGGTGGCCACGGCACCGTCGATTTTCTCTGTGGATTTTTCTTTGTCGGCTTTGATGTTTCCAGCAGGGTCTGTACGGATGAAGATGTTGTCCATCATCCAGCGCAGCACTGGGTGACCACCGTGGGCGATTTTCTGCTCCAAGGTCAGCTTCATCAGCTCTTTGGTTGGAGGCGACATATCCTTGAAGCCCTGACCGAAAGGCACCACCGTAAAGCCCATGCCCTCCAAGTTCTGCACCATCTGTACAGCACCCCAGCGGTCAAAGGCAATTTCTCGGATGTTGTACTTTTCGCCCAGCTGCTCGATGAATTTTTCGATGTAGCCGTAATGGACCACATTGCCTTTGGTAGTTTGCAGGAAGCCTTGCTTCTCCCAGACATCGTATGGAACGTGGTCACGGCGCACTCGCAGTTCCAGCGTATCTTCCGGTATCCAGAAGTACGGGAGAACCACATATTTGTCATCCTCATCCAGTGGCGGGAACACCAATACAAAAGCCGTGATGTCTGTGGTGGACGAAAGGTCCAAGCCACCGTAACATACACGGCCTCGTAGGGATTCTTCAGTTACTTTGAATGCGCAGGCATCCCATTTGTCCATTGGCATCCAGCGGACAGCCTGCTTCACCCATTGGTTCAAACGTAGCTGCCTGAAAACATTCTCCTCGGCGGGATTCTGCTGGGCCGATTCGCAAGCGGCCTGCACCTTGTCAATGCTCACCGTAATGCCGAGAGAGGGATTGGCCTTCTTCCAGACCGCCGGGTCTGTCCAGTCATCGTTCTCGTCAGCACCATAAATGACAGGATAGAAGGTCGGGTCAATTTTCCTGCCTTCCAGAATATCCTTTGCTTTCTGGTGGGTTTCGTAGCAGATGGAGTTGGTGTCGGTACCGGCAGTGGTGATCAGAAAATACAGAGGCTGCATTCGGGCATCACCGGAGCCTTTGGTCATAACATCAAATAGTTTTCTGTTCGGCTGCGTGTGCAGCTCATCAAAAACAACGCCGTGGATATTAAAACCGTGTTTGCTGTAAGCCTCAGCCGACAGCACCTGATAGAAGCTGTTGGTCGGCTGGTACACGATTCGTTTCTGGGAAGCCAGAATTTTGACACGGCGGTTCAGCGCAGGACACATACGCACCATATCGGCAGCAACATCAAAAACGATGGTTGCCTGCTGGCGGTCAGCTGCACAACCATAAACCTCGGCACGTTCCTCGCCATCACCGCAGGTCAGCAGAAGTGCCACCGCAGCGGCAAGCTCAGACTTGCCCATCTTCTTGGGGATTTCGACATAGGCTGTCGTAAATTGTCGATAACCGTTGGGTTTAATGGTGCCGAAGATATCTCGGATGATCTGCTCCTGCCAGTCGATAAGCTCAAACGGCTTACCGGCCCATGTGCCTTTGGTGTGGCAGAGGCATTCTATAAAATTGACTGCGTAATCCGCCAGTTCTTTACTGTAGGTGGAGTCCGCAGCCATAAATTTTGTCGGTGTGTAATTTTCCAGTTTTCGCAAGCGCCGCTTCCTCCTTTCAAAAGGGCATAAAAAATACAGCCCATCGGCTGCACTATGAGAGAAAGAGCCATACGGCTCAATCCCTGCTTATGGGGTTTTGTGTTTAGTTCTGCTTCATGCAGATGGCCGGGATTCTGGCTCTCTGGTTGGTCTGCCAGTCGGTGTAGTTGGCGTTGACCTCGGTGATGCCGTTCATCTTGAAGCCGTGCTTCTCGAAAGCTGCGAGGGTGGGAATCAGGCTGGAGAAGGTGCTGCTGATGGTAAACTCGGCGATGCCGTTTTCCTTCATGCAGGTGGCGATGGCTTCAATGTCCTCGTCCCAGATGACCTCGTTAAAATCAATCAGGTCGTTACCTGCGTCGAGGCTCTTGCGGTAGGCCCAGAACATGGTGCCGTTGATACCGTATTCCTTCAGGCTTCCAGCCTGCTCTGCGATGGCTCTTTCAAAAAGTTTAATTTTCTTCATGGTGTTGTTCCTCCGTAAAATGTGTTTTCCCTTTCGGTGTACACATATTCGCTCTAAAAGCACATAATAGCAAGTCATTTCTGCGATATAAATCGTAGAATACTGCACGATATTTGCCGGTATATTTGTGTAGATTATTTCGACACTTTTCGACAAACATCGACGCCGTAGACCACATTCAGGCCGGAGCCGTTGTCCCAATGCACCATGATGGAGCCGGTGTCATCCACGCCCCAGACGGTTCCAAGTGTGCCGACCGGAGGAGCCTGTGCATCGTCCATCTGGACCAGCTCCACACGAGTGCCAGAGGGATATTGGCTGCGGATTAAATCTACCGTTGCCTTATTCGGAAATCTCATCGCTGGACACCTCCTTCTTAGCGCCGCTTTTGAATGCGGAAGATCCGGTCAGGTTTTTCAAGAGAATCTTGCGCTCGGTTTTGTATTCGTTACCGATGAAGCCAAGGCGGAGCAGGAAGCAGCGAAAAGCGTATTTTTCATTGTCTACCTGCTTTTCAGTGCCGTTAACACGCTTCTGGTTTCGGGCCATTTCGCAGAGCTTGCAGATGAAGGTGTCGTATGCCTTCACGCTGTCAGCATCCGGCTGGCCGGGGAACCAAGGAAAGGAAACCTTCGTGTCGGTAATTTCCAGCGGCAGGTCGTCGGTTCCCAGCGCCTTGCAGATAAGGCTGCGCTTTGCAGCAATAATGCTTTTCAGGTTTTCGAGGTTGGCATCCGTGAAAATGCTGCGAGGCATGGAAATGCAGATGCCGGTGATTTCATCTTCCGGTGCTGCGTATGCCGGAGGGCAATCCTCCAAAGGTTCCTCACCGTCGATGACCGGTTCCTGCTGTTCGCTGGCGTATTTGGTGGACTCGGCGATGAAGCCTTGCTGGGCCAGTGCCTCGATGAGCTTTTCGATTTCCTCGCTGTCAGCCATATCGTCAAACTCAAGGTTACCTTCACGGGTGACCGTAAAGTAGTCGATTTGGTAAGCGTAGGTCGGAGTCTTCAGGTAGACCGGCTTTGCTCCGGTGAACTCGCTGATGGCTTTGACCAGTGGCTTGCGATCGGTTGCGTTGTAGTAAATTGTCATGGTGTATGACCTCCTTTAATTTTGGTAGTCACATATTCGCTCTAAAGGCACAGAATAGCAAGTTATATTTGAGAAATATATGTACCAAATAGGAGCCGGGATTTTTGTGGTTATTTGTACTTCATATCGAGATACGGAGCGACCTCCGGGAACCGGCGCTCGAAGTCGGTGACATACTTGTAGCAGGCACTATCCAGACCGTTGCAGATGGCAAACTCACGCAGGCTTTTCTTTTTGAAAAAGCTCGGCTGATTGCACCAGCGGGCGATGGTGATATACATGCCACGGTAGGGACTTTCTGCATATCTGGCAAAGCGCATCACATACGGCAGGCAGCGGTTTCGCATCAGGATTTCTATGCGGAAGAGCAGGTCGAAGATGTCCTGCTTCCAGAAATCTGCGTCCCAGCGGTCGTTTCGGTCAAAACCGCAGAAACAGTAGAACTTCATCACCGCAGCGGTATACTTTCGGGCCAGCTGGATTTTGCTTTCAATCATCTGTGCGTCAGCCACATTATCAAAGGCGAAAATGTAATCGCCATCGTATTTGCTGGAAAACAGCGCAACGCATTTTTCATCCGTCAGCAGACGCTCATCCAGTCCCTGTTTGAATTGAAATGGCTTCCCGGTGGATTGCAACTCCTGAAGCAATTCTCGCCAGCAGGGTGTGCCGAAGAAGTTATCATCCAACAGGCAAATTTTTGCCCTTGCCGGATCGTGGAACTCGTCCAGCGGGCTATGAACCGAGACACGGTCGTAATTCTTGTTGACGCAGAAGTCGCACTTGCGAAAACATCCACGGGTCAGAAAGCCAATGGAATAATCCGTGTAGTAGGAATAGTCACGAGGCTTCCCGCCGTGCTGCAGCTTGTCAGCCACCCACGCATCGTACAAATGATAGTCCGGCATCTGGTGTTCGATAGAAGCAGGAAGGCACGGAGCCTTATCGTAATAAAAGCCCGTGCCTCCATAGGTCACATGATCCAGTTTCAAAACTTCTGCCGGGACCGGTGTGTCAGTAAAGACCTTTGACAGGTAAACGGCATCGAAAGTATTGAGACCATCATAGTCAGTCTTTAACATCACCGTGTCACCGGCAGCTTTGTGGTGCGCAGATATTTTCATGCAGGCCAGATTGGGAAAACGGTGTCGCTTTCTGCCAATGAGGTCTGCATCAATGATTGCTATCTTCATGGGCTACCTCATCATAGCGATAGGTCAGGCCATCACGGACAACAGTAACATTGGCAGCGGAGCCGACCTGCTCGATGTAGCGCTTCACGATAACATCGCAGAATTTCTCGTCCAGCTCAATGGTGTAGCAGATACGGTTGGTCTGTTCACAGGCAATGAGAGTGCTGCCGGAACCACCAAACGGGTCCAGAACCAGAGAGTTGGCCATGCTGGAATTCATAATCGGATACGCAAGAAGTGGGATAGGCTTCATGGTCGGATGGTCGCCGTTTTTCTTAGGCTTATCAAATTCCCAGATGGTCGTTTCCTTACGGCCTGTGTACCACTGATGCTTACCGGCTTTCTTCCAGCCAAACAGCACAGGTTCATGCTGCCACTGGTAAGGACTGCGGCCCAGCACCAGAGATTGCTTCTTCCAAATGCAGGTGCCGGACAAATAAAATCCCGCATCGGCAAATGCCTTGCGGAAGTTAAGTCCTTCAGTATCTGCATGGAAAACATAGATGGAAGCATCCTCGGCCATAGCAGAGTGCATCTGCGTGTAGGCATCCAGAAGGAACTGGTAGAAGGCGCTGTTTTCCATATTATCGTTTTTGATTTTACCGGCGCTGCCTTCGTAGTTCACATTATACGGAGGGTCTGTCACCACCAGATTGGCGACCTTGCCGTTCATCAAAAGAGCATAGGTTTCAGGCTTGGTGGAGTCGCCGCAGATCAGACGGTGTTCGCCCAGCTGCCATAGGTCACCGGCCTTGGAGAAGGTCGGTTGCTTCAGCTCGGCATCCACATCGAAATCGTCATCGTGGATACCTTTCTTGGTATCTTCACGGAACAGCGCCTCCAGCTCCACAGGTTCAAAGCCGGTCAGGGACACATCGAAATCAGTGCCCTGCAGGTCAGCGATCAGAAGCGCCAGTTTGTCGTTGTCCCATTCGCCGCTGATTTTATTGAGGGCCACATTCAATGCTTTTTCCTTTTCCTCGGAAAGCTCCACAACAACGCAGTCCACCTCGGTCATGCCCATGTCGATGAGAACCTTCAAACGCTGGTGACCACCGACAACACGGCCAGTGGTTTTGTTCCAGATGACCGGTTCCACATAGCCGAACTGCTCAATGGAGCGTTTCAGCTTTTCATATTCCTTGTCGCCGGGTTTCAAATCCTTACGAGGGTTATAGTCAGCAGGCAGAAGGTCTGCCGTATTCTTTTTCTCAATCAACATACTTTTCCACCGCCTTTTTCAGTTCTTTGGTTTTATCCAAGTTCTCCCAAGAGCCTTTATAACCATTGAAGTGGCCGTAGGCAGTGGTCTCGGAGAAGTAAGGACTGCGCAGGTGCAACAGAGAAATGATTGCAGCGGGACGCAGGTCAAAGACCTCCATCACAGCCTTGCGGATAATTTCTACATCAACCTTTTCGGTGCCAAAGGTGTCAATCTCAACGGCAGTAGGTTCCGCCTTGCCGATGGCGTAGGAGATAGAAACCTGACAGCGGTCTGCCAGCCATGCGCCTACGATATTACGAGCGACAGCTCTGGCCATGTATGCGCCGCTGCGGTCAACCTTGGTAGCATCTTTGCCGGAGAAGGCACCGCCACCGTGTGCAGCAAGACCACCATAGGTGTCAACCATGAGTTTTCTGCCGGTGAGACCGGTATCTGCAGCAGGACCACCAGTTACGAAACGACCGGAAGGATTGATGAGGATTTCTACATCCTTCGGGAAGTGGTAACGGTTGAGCAGAGGATAGATGATTTCGGTAATGATTTCACGGCGAAGTTCCTCCAGACTTTTGGTGTCCTTATGCTGAACGGAGACGATGATATTTTTCGCACGGATAGGCTTGCCATCGTGATATTCTACAGTGACCTGCGCTTTTCCGTCAGGACCGATATCACGGATGGTTCCGTCGTGCATGGCATCATCGAGACGCTTGCACAGGTCGTTGGCAAAGAGAACGGGAGTAGGCATCTTGGCCCATGTCTCGTTGGTGGCATAACCATAAACAGTGCCCTGATCACCGGCACCGATGGAAGCGAAGATATCATCGGTATCGACATCCCGGGTTTCCAGCGCTTTGTTTACGCCACCGGCGATGTCGGCGCTCTGGCGATGCACATATACAAAAACAATGAACTTCAAAGGATTGTATCCGACCTTGGCAAGGGTCTGACGGACCACCAAGCGGATGTCGATTTTCTTGGAGCAGGTGATCTCGCCGCACACAAAGATTTTTCCCTTTGTCGCCATGACCTCACAGGCCACACGGGAGTAGCGGTCCTTCTTCAGGCACTCGTCCAGAATGGCGTCGGCGATGAGGTCGCATAATTTATCCGGGTGTCCAGCGCAGACACTCTCGGCAGTTTTATAAGAAATGTTCATATCAAATTCCTTTCCTTGCCATCAGAAGGCGTTCCATCACATCATCCTGTGGAGTAGCGCCGCCGTATTCTGTGGCACAATTTTCTTTTACGATTTGGTAGATTTCCATCCAGAGCCTGTTGGTCTGGCTCATGAAGTTCTGACTCATGGCCACATAAGGCGACTGGATTGCATTGCCCGTGGTCGGATGCTTTGCCAGAAAGCCAAACTCGGTGATGGCTTCCTCGCATTGAATCCAACGGGCCACGCTCATGGAGTAACGCTCCAGAAGCTGCGGAGACACAAGTGCTGCGCAGCCACGCTCGTGGAGCCAGTCCCATGTCTTTTTGTAAATATCAGCTGCGACCAGCTTTTTGCCATCCTTCTGTTTGGCGGACAGGAGCTTGGATGGCTTGGGCATCGCTTGACCTTCCAAATCGACCGATTGGTTATCGAAGTCAATGACAGTCAATGTGCGTTTGCCCGGATTGCCCTCAGCGATTTTGTCAGCTAAGGGTTTCTTTTTAGCTCCTGCGCCGATTCGAGCGCCGCCACGGTTGGTACCGTCCTTAGCCAATTACAACACCTCCTTTGGCAGGGCCTATTCACCATGAATATCAAAGAGGATCGCATTGCAGGAAGATAATTCAGCAATTTTCTCAATCAACGCCGCTACAGTATAAGATTTTCCAGAGCCTGTGCTTCCTACAATAACTGCATGACGTTGGAATAACTTATTTCCATCCAGCCAAGCTAACGCTCCATCATTTATGGTATAGCGACCAATGCAAAGAGGGTGTTCCATACCGGAATCCGCCCCCGAGATTACACTCATAAATGCAGTAAGTACATCTTCTGTCATCAGGAAACACTGAGAGTCGATCTCAGGGACAGATTCCAACGTGCGTTTAAATACATTCCTGCGTAGCCCATCTCGGTCCAAAAGGGTTCCAATTAAGGTGATCTTTACAATATCCGAAGAAAAGTTCTCACTAATCTCCGCGTCAAGTTCCTTTGAAAATGTACGCATGATTTTGCTAACCATACCAATCAGAGCCTGTCCTGTTTTTGAGGAACGAATTGCTACTAAATGGTTGACCTGTAGATGAGAAAGCTGAGCAGGATCTTCCACATATACGATAACGTTAGAAGTATCCACGCTCTGCACCCGCCCTAATGGATGCATTTTATCAAAGGAAAAAAGACCCATAACTGTTCTACTCCTTTAGTCAATGATGCTCATAAAGCCCTCGATGGTCCAAAATGTTCCGTCCAAAACCTCTATGGACCGATTTATACAAATCTCTGTTTGGTCAGATCCGGGTCCCTGCTGAATTGTGATGTAGTTTTTTGCATTATTGGCAAGCAAATGAGCGGCGGAATCTGATACCGTTTTTGTAATCGACACAAGTGGAACTCCTGTCCGAATACGTGCTAGGATTCCCTCCTGTATTTGGGAGTCGTTGAACCCATATCCAATGCAAAGGAAGGACTTGGCCTGTTTGATGCGCTCGTCCGCGGCCAATAGCAGTTCTCGATGGGTACCGTGTAAAATGGCAGCATATTTGGATGAACCGGGTGTAATGAGTTCCGGGATTAACCCGGATGGAAGCGCTGACAGCATGGGAGCGGATACTACCCCTCCGTGCGTGTCCCGAAAGACATCCAACGAACCGTGTACTTTAAGTAGATTCACTGCATTACTATTAGAAAAATTGCTGGAGAATCGTTTCAGATACTGTCCGCTAAATCCTACCATCACCGGAATCTCTGACAGATCACAAGCATACTCAACCAATCGGTCATAATTTGTGGTAATAACATCAATCCGTCTGGGATGCGTCTGATAGAATTTCTTTAAGAGCCAGGTTAAAGGCAATGTTTTGTGACAGAACAGGAGCTGCGTAAATAGCTCTAAATCTTTTCTAGAAATCAGATTCCAGGTTTCACGCCTGATGTCCTCTAGCACTTCATTTATAAGTTCAATGCCTGTGAGAGCCCTTTCCAAATCCTGACCATTTGCAATATTTTCTTCAAAACTATCCCAACAAGGAATTCCGTGATACTTACAACCCAGTTGATCGACCAGGTGATGTCCCAGCGCATTCATACTTGGCAGCCCGTGGGGTGCAGATGCACCGCTGCCGATCAGAATCAATGGGGTGTTGATGACAGATTTTTGGATAGCCTTAAAAATACTTTCTTGATCCATCTGTACCCCTCCTGATTTTAGCTCTTCTCTCGAAAACAGTGCAACATTCGCTCATTTTGAGTTAAATTTGATAGCATATTATATAATCAGTTTATTAATATTTCAATTATACCGCTGCTTCCACAATTTGTCTACCATATCTAAAATAAATGAAAAATAGGAGGTGCCCCGACACCTCTGCCAGTGTGCCTCTGTTTGCCATTTCAGCCGGGTGATCTGCTTGTACAGTATGACGAACTTTTTTCCACGACCATATTTTCGGGATGGTGTCTGAAGAGCCAACATTGGAATCGGCAACATTCCAAAACTTTACTGAGAAAGACTGTCAAGGTATCTCGTTGGAATAGTCTGCCGCTGAATGTGTCCTAAATGCTGCCGGGGCAGCAGTGGGTAATGGTGTAGTCCGCATCCCAGCCTGCTTTGTCTGGCGTTTCTCTTGCGGTTCGGTTTTCATCCTCGCTGGGCAGTTTCTCATTCCTCCAGAATCGGTGGTTGACTCGGTAAAGAGCGCCCACGGCGTTGAACTACCGAAGCTTTTGTTCATAGCCCGAATCATCAGACTCAAAAATGCCACCCTAGGTCGTGGCTACTAACTCCGCCAGTAGAAAAATTCTTTATGCAGATCCGTAGAGTTGACCTCGCATCAGGTCAGGACGCTTGGGCAAATCGGAAGCACCAGCCCGCCGTTCCACTGACTCGTCGGATAACTGTGGAACAAATCATAACTGACAAACAGGAGAGGAGATGTTCAGCCTCTCAGCCAGTCCAGCCACCCTATGTATACCAGTGGCCATTCCAGTAAATTATATCAATCCCGGGTTATCGTATCCGTGAAGTTTCTTTGACTTTAATTGATTGGTGATAGTACCCATTTAGAGATATCAATCGTCGACGCACTGACGGACCTTTCTGCAGAAGTTGTATCCTTGCTTATGGTGACCTTTTTACATTGGTGCTAATATCGCACATAACAATTAGCACCGAAGTCTTGTAAGTGTCCTCACCTCATTTTCTGTGATATCCTAACCTAATAAAGGGGGATATTACTATGAAATACTCAAATGAAGAAAAGCTATCCATTATCACGCGCTATCAGCAAGGCGAAAGCATCGCCAAACTTTCCGATGAACTCTCTATCCTGTGCAGCACCTTGTATCGTTGAATCAAATCTTTTCCAGCAAACAGCGCAGGTAAGTCATTGAAGTTTTCCTAGCAAGAATACGCATTACTCCAGCGCAAAGTTGAAAAATTACAGAATATCATCACGATTCTAAAGTCCGCCGATTGCTTGGTATCTGCGCCATTAAAAGATCGTCTGCACGCTTTGGAGCCGTTTTACGGAAATATGAGATCCACACAATATGTGAAGCATTGAATGTGGACCGTGGTACATTCTACAATCATATGTTACGCAGCAAGGGCGAAAGCGCCTGGTTTGAGAAGCGCCGACAAGAGTATTCCAACTGATCCGTGATGTGTTTGACGAATATAGGCAGGTTTTGGGTGCGGAGAAAATTCGGACAATTCTCGTTCAGCGTGGGCATCAGATCAGTGCGGAATATGTCTCACGACTCATGCGTGAGATGGGCTTGAGCAGCGTTCGGATGACAGCAAAGAAGAAATATCTGAAGCTGCGTGAGCCGGAGCGAAAGAAGAACATCCTGCAGCAGCAATTTACTGCTGATCAGCCAAATCAGAGATGGGTCAGCGATGTTACCTGCTTTAAACACGGAAACCACTATTTCTATATCTGCGTAATTATTGATCTCTTCTCCCGCAAAGTAATCGCATATAAGATTTCAAAAAGGAACAGTACGCAACTTATTACAGCTACATTCAAAATGGCATATGAGGAGCGCCAGCCACTGTCTGGTCTTATTTTTCATAGCGACCGAGGCGCACAATATACCTCACACCGTTTCCAACAGCTCCTGCATGAACACAATACGGAACAATCTTTTTCGCAGCCTGGCAAGCCGCATGACAATGCGGTTGCAGAATCATTTTTCGCATCGTTGAAAAAAGAAGAGCTCTACCGGAAAAATCATCCTTCCGATAGAGCATTTCAAGCCAGTGTAGCTTCCTATATTGAGATTTATAATACCAAACGACCGCATCGTACATTGAAAAATCTCACGCCCTGCCAAATGGAAGAACAGTCCGCTGAGAATATCAAATGAGACATCCGTGTTCGAACCGCCTTATCTTTTCGTTTTCTACTTCAATTTGAAGTGGTTTGAGCCTTTTTGTCTTATATTTTCCATGGCGCGTCAATCCTTAAAAACGTTGTCACGTCAAGGTTTTTGAGGCATAAAATGACCCTACTCAATCCGCAAGTCTCATCGACTTGTTCGAATTGGGTAGGGTCATTCAACTTGGTCCGAGATGGGAGACTCGAACTCCCGACATCTTGCTCCCAAAGCAAGCGCGCTACCAACTGCGCTAATCCCGGATTTTTGGTTATTGAGTTTTGTTCCAGATGTGGTCAAACATGTGGTCAGGCGGTTTTTTTGACCACCTCGACTTGCGGGGGAAGTGCCTGTATCGCAGGCGTATCAAGGGATTGCGGACACGGTATTTTCTGGCTTGAAAGGGGAGCATCCTGCTCCCA